GCTGCTGTGAGCCCCGATTTGTGCGCAGATGCAGGATAGCGGCAAAGTCAGTTTCGTTTCCGCCTTAGATGGGCGCTCGATGGCATCCACTATGGAATTTACCCTCATTAATTTGACTCGATGCACGATGGGTGTTAGCCCGTGTTCACTATGACGCGCACAACCACTCTCGATACGACCTCGCTGGCGAAACTGTTTCTCATCACCCCTCAGTGGGTGCGGCGGCTGACTGAAAAGGGCATCTTTCAACGAGCACGCGACGTCGATGGGAAGGAGCTACAGGGCCGCTATGAGCTAGTGGTAAACCTGCATGCGTATATCAAATACCTCAAGGACTTGGCGCGGTTAGATGACGCCAGCGAGAGCGAGTATCAGCGGCTGCGTAACCTGCGCATGCGTCATGAGGCCGAGATGGCGTCGCTCAAGCTGAAGGAAATCAAAGGCCAGATGCTCAAGACGACAGATGTCGAGTTCATAATGACCAATCTCATCACTGCGACTAAGAGCCACCTACTAAGCATACCATCGCGGGTAACACGACTGCTCATAGGCGTGACCAGTTTCCAAGTGATTTTCGACCTACTTTCGAATGAAATTGAGGTAGCTTTGCGGGAAATGAGCCAGTGGCGAGTGGGTCAATTCAGTGCCCAACGAGCGGCTTTCTTAGCTTCCCAAGGCGCAAACATAGCGGACTTCCCTGAGCCGCGCACCAATGGGCAAGACGACGACGAAACGACCGAAGGCGCTGGCGCAACCGTCACCTAAACCAGCCATCCTACTAGGCTCGCGTGGTGAGGCGCTAGAGTTCGCTGAGGACTTCGATCGCGCCGAGGCCTACGTCACTGGCCTCTATCGGCTATTTCGGCCGCCATCGAAGCTGCCCATGAGTCAGTGGGCGGACCGCTATCGCGTGTTGTCCTCAGAGTCGAGTGCAGAGCCAGGACAATGGGTAACAGCCAAAGCGCCATATGAGAAGGACATCATGGACGCTATCAGCGACCCATGGACGCCCAAGGTCGCCGTTCAGAAGGCGTCACAGCTAGGCATCACTGACTGTGGCATCCTGAACAGCGTGGGTTACTTCATGACTGAAGACCCATGCCCGATCTTAGTCGTTCAGCCAACGGTCGAGATGGCGGAGGCATTCAGCACTGACCGCCTAGCGCCCATGATACGGGACAGCCCTAGGCTGACCCCGCTCATAGCAGACCCTAAGAGTCGCGATAGCGGTAACACGCTTAGGCGTAAGTCATTCAAGGGCGGCTACATCGCGCTGGCTGGCGCTAACTCAGCGGCCACCCTCAGCGGCAGGCCCGTTCGCGTGGCGCTGTTCGATGACGTTGACCGCTACCCAGCGTCGGCTGGGACTGAGGGCAACCCGCTACAGCTAGGCATAGCCCGCACAAGCGCGTTCTGGAACCGCAAGATCGTAATCATATCGAGTCCGGGCATCAAGGGCGTTTCTCACATCGAGCGTGAGATGGCGCAGAGCACGCAAGAGCACTGGTATCTCCCATGCGCCATGTGCGGCTTCATGCAGGTGCTCGCGTGGGATCGCATCCGCTTCACCGATCTCGCGCATAGATGCGTCAACTGTGGCGAACATACGTTCAAGTATCAGTGGCTCATGGGCACTGGCGAGTGGCGGGCGCATAGGCCCAAGGACGAGCTCGGGCGCAAGGTGACCACGCGAGGCTTCTATCTGAGCGGCCTCTATAACCCATGGATCGAATGGGACATACTGCGCGACGAGTTCATCCGCGCGGTCAGGGCCAACGAGGAGGGCGACGTCGAGCCTCTCAAGGCGTTCAACAACACGCGGCTAGGCGAGTTACACGATGACACAGGGCAGAAGGTAGAGGTCGATCTCTACAAGGAGCGGCGTGAGGTCTATGTGGGCGAAGTCCCAGCGGGCGTGCTCGTTCTCACGGCGGGCGTAGATGTGCACGAGCGCACGATCAACTACGAGGTCGTAGGATGGGGCAAAGGTCGTGAGTCATGGGGCATCGAGTATGGCATCTTAGATGGCGACCCACGCGAGGATGACGTATGGAAGCTACTCGATGAGGCGGTCTATCGTCGCGTGTTCACGACCTACGATGACAAGCGCATGAGGGCTAAGAAGATCTGCGTGGACTCTGGCTATGCCAGTGACTTCGTTTACCATTACACCAAGCTACGCCAGCCTAGGTGCGTCAGTGTAAGAGGCGAGGGCGGCTTAGGTAAGCCATTCATCAAAGGCGCTGGCACCCTCACTAAGAGCAACAACGCTAGGTTGTTCACTCTAGGCGTCGATAGCGGTAAGGAGGAGATCGTCAACCGCCTGATCGTTCCATCGGCGGGCGCTGGCTACTGCCACTTCCCTAAGCACCCGAACGATGAGCCATGTCGAGGCTACGATGAGGAGTATTTCAAAGGTCTAACTGCCGAGCGTCGCATCGTGAAGTCTAAGAACGGCTTCCCAACCTACATGTGGACGAAGCTACTGAGCCAGCGCAATGAGCCGTTCGACTGTCGCAACTACGCGCTCGCGGGCGTTGCGCTGCCCATGACAGGCATCAAGCTCGAAACGATGGTGCGTGACCTATACGAGCCGCCTAAAGCGACAGAGGCGGCGTCCTCGCGCTTTGGATCGCAAGGCACGGCGCTCATAGGCGCACCGCCCGTAGCTGGCGAGCCGACTAAGTTCGGAGCGACGAACCGCCCGATGCATTAGCCTTCTGCCATTCGCACAGGACGTTCGCGGCCACTCGCGTGTGATACATGCCCGTCTCTCGCTCGCTCGCCTTTAACGCGTCCATGACCGCCTGTGGGATGACTGTCTCGATGCGGCAGTCACCTAAGCGTGGTCGCCCACGTGGGTTAGCTTTCCTCATCTTTGTCAACATGGGCGGGAGCTTAGGCATATGATTCTCACAGCGCAAGGGTATTCGATGGCCTCGCCAACTATCTTGAATTCAAGTTAGTTGACGGAGCGACTGGCGCTGAGGCACTTACAGATGGCGAGCTAACTTGGGAATTTATACTCGTTTAATCCTAAGCAAAAAGATGATAGCCTCTTCATCCATAGTGCCACAGCCCTCACCCAATGAACCAGTAGTCGCAGTCATTGTTACCGATGCACCTCTAATCCCATTCACCTGTCCATGGGCGCAAGATGGCCTACGCAAAGCGATGGAAGGCTTACAGGCTACCAGTGCTGGCGTGAAGGCTTACAAGGTGGGCACACGTAACGTCGAGTATCACACAGTGGCCGAAGCTCAGAAGGCGGTGGACTACTGGAACGAGATGGTGAAGCTCTACTGTGGCGTTGAGATGTTACCCAATGCTCTAACTGGCCGCGACACGGCGTTTCGTGTCGTGTTGCGTGACGTATGACACCCACGCTCACTCACTCGCGCAATGGTAACGGCCATGTGGGTCGCTTGCCTCAAGGCACGCTCCTAGGGCCAGATGGCAAAACACTAAGCATCAAGAACTCCATAGGCAGCGGCTATCCATATCCGGGACTGGGAGGCACAGGCTACGCCAACTACGGCGCTAACATGGGCAAGAACTCCCTCATGGGTTGGCTCTACCATGGAGGCGACGCCGATAAGGACATAGGATGGAATGTCCAGATACTACGCGAACGCTCTCGCGACGCGTTCATGGGCGTGCCACTCGCGGCTGGCGCGATAGAGACCTTGGACACAAATGTCATAGGCGAAGGCCTGTTTCCCGCTCCGAACGTCGATGGCGAGGCACTTGGCCTAAGCCCACAGGAGACCGTGGAGTTGAACAAGGAACTGGCGCAGAAGTGGTGCTGGTGGGCCGACGACCCGCGCGAGTGCGACTACGAGGCCAAGCACGCGTTCCCTACGCTCCAGCATGTGGCCTTCCAGTCGATGTTACTCAGCGGTGATTGCCCAGTCTTGTTCCCATTGCTGCCACGCAAAGGCGCGATGTTCGATCTACGGCTCAGAGTGTTGGAAGCCGACCGCGTCCGTAACCCACAGTTCCTTCCACCTAACAGCAACATCTTCACAGGCGTCGAGTTGTCGCCTGATGGTCAGCTACTTGCCTACCACATAGCGGCGCAACACCCGCTCGCGACATGGAACTCGACTGGGAGCATCCTGCCCACGGGTAGAACCACGCGCGTAGAGCCATATGGCGCTAAGAGTGGGCGGCGTAACATGGTGCTCATGATGAGGCCCGAGCGCCCCGAGCAGAGGCGAGGCGTGCCCATCCTATCCGTGTGCCTAGAACTGCTCAAACAGCAAGGTCGCTACGTGGACGCCACAGTGGTAGGCGCGGTCATCCAGTCTTACTTCACAGCGTTCATCACTAGCGAGTTCCCTGACCCAACGATTTTCGATAGCCTGCTCACTGAGGAACAGAAGAAGGAGATTTGCTCCATCAATCCCTACAACGTGCAGCTAGGTCCGGGCATAGTGAACTTCATGCGTCCGGGCCATGCAGTAAACTTCTCATCGCCAACACAGCCACAGGCCACGTTCGGCGAGTTTACCATCTCGGTAGCTAAGTTTATCGGCGCTGCCCTAGGCATTCCCTATGAGGTGTTACTCAAGCAATACAACGCCAGCTACAGCGCCAGTCGAGCGGCCTTGTTAGACTTCTGGCGTCGAGTGAGGAAGTATCG